CCCCGTGGAACCCATCACCGAGCGACTATCCGAGCAAGCCCTGCTGACTATCATGACCCCCGAAGAACTACGGGAAAAAGCGGGCCTCCCTGCATTGGAAAAGCAACCCGCCGATGTGGTGGGACCGAATCCCCAACCCGACGAGGTTCCACAAACGCCCATGGTCATGGGCAACGAGAATATCAAGAAATTATCGGGCCGTGAGTACCAAAACCTCATGCGTATCGTCCGCCACTATGCCCAAGAAAAAATTACCTTGGAGATGGCCCGCACGATGCTATCCGCTGGATTCGGTCTAACCCCCGAAGAAGTGAACACGCTCCTTGGCGTGCAGGAGCAGGCGTTCAGCGAGCCTACATGGGGCGAAGAAGACACCGAGGACTACGGATGGGGGGAGGAAGAGTTCAAGGTCTTGGAGGTGGTCGCAAGCAAGTTTGGGAGCAGCGCAGACGACTATGTTGTCATGCACTCCAAGCCAATGAGGTTTGATGCCGACTTAGACGACCAAGTGCGTCAAGCCTTCGCTGAACTTGGCGAGGAAGAAAAGGAACTGGACAAAAAAATTGAAGCCTACCGCAAGAAGAATCGGGACGCATCGGTGGAAGAAATGGCCAAGGAATTTGGAGTGAGCAAGGCCAAGGTCGCCAAGCGGGTCGCTTACTTGATTACGAAAGACCGTTACCCCATCGCAAGAGCCGTGGACCAAATCGCCAAGGAAGCAGCCAAGCCAACGGATGAACCCGTGCTGGAAGTCCGCTACAAATACTCTTGGGCCGCTGGTTTCAGCAACAAGGATAAGAAGACCAGCCGTGAGTTCTGCAAGGTCATGCTGGAGCTCGCTGACCAAGGGAAGGTGTACACCCGTGACGACATCAACGGCATTTCCAACATCATGGGATATAGCGTATGGAACCGCAGAGGCGGTTGGTATCATACGGCCAGCGGAGTGAACCGCCCGCAATGCCGCCATGTATGGGAGCAGCAGTTGGTAATCCGCAAAGGCAATAAAATCACGAAAGCATGAAGGCACTATTCATATCCGAACAAACCCTGCTGGACAATAGCGTAATAAACGAGAATGTTTCCTTTACGCAAATACGGCCCACGATCGTGAAGGTGCAGGAAATGCGGATCCAGCCGATCGTTGGGTCTGCCCTGTACTCGGAAATGGTGGGGCAGGTAGTGAGCGGCACAACGACTGCGCTCAACACGACGCTATTGGAGGACTACATCCAACCCGCCATGGTGCAATGGCTCTACTACGAGTTACCCATGGTATTGGCCTTTAAATACATGAACAAGGGAATGGTCCGCAGAACCAGCGAGGAATCTTCCCAAATGTCCATGGACGAAATCACTCGCCTCACCGACAAAGTGAAGAACGATGCGGAGTGGTATTCCGAGCGAATCACCCGCTACCTCATGGAGCAGAAAGCGAACTATCCGCTCTTTAACTCCCCGCCATCGGCCTTGGACACCATCTACCCGAACGGAACCAACTACAACACGGGGATGGCCTTGGACGCTCGGACCCTGCGCCGTGGTGCTGGGCTTGACCGCCCGTGGCCCTATGACCCTTACTGCAACAACTGCTAAACATGGGAGCGCATTCAAAAAATATTCTGAAATTACAGGCTTATGTCATGGATAAAAATCAAGCAAGCACTCCTTGCTCTTGCAAATGCCCACCCTCAAGTAAACTCGTTCGGAACGGGCGACCCGCTTGCAATCGGGACCGACAACACGATAAACCTGCGAACCCCAAGCCGTGAGCGAATCGTCTATCCGTTGGTATTTGCGGATGTTCAGTCAGCGAGTACGGACTTGGGTAGCCTTAACCTTACTGTGGGTGTCTATTTTAGCGACCGAGTGGAATCCATTGCCACGATGGGTGGCGTGGTTTCGGGAAGTCCGACGCTGGGTTGGCAAGACAACGAAGACGAGGTTTTGAGCGACCAACTGCAAATCGCTCAGGACTTCATATCCTCGCTCACAAACGACCCGACGCAAGAGTGGACGCTAAGTACCAGCGTGTCGCTTACACGCTTTGTAGAGAGCCGAGATGACCGCACGGCGGGGTGGGTGGCAACCTTGTCGTTCCAACTGCCGTATAGCCACAGCATTTGTGAAATTCCGACCTAACCTACATTTACCCTAAATACGCAAGCAATGCCAACTCCAATCTTACAACAAATGCTCGGACAGGGCGGCACGATGGAATTCGTGGACGCTGCCGTTACGGGCAAGAATTACGACTTCCTCGTGGTGAATGCCGCCGCTACCTTCATGACATTGACGGGTACAGGAGGGGAAAACCTGCTGACCGCTTACGCAATGTCGGGAAAATCCGTGTCTGCTGGTATCGTTATTTCGGGTCGCAACGGCGGCAAGATTACGGCCGTCACTCCAAGCGTGGGTAGCGTCATCGGTTACACCTTCCTGTAATGCTGATAGGTTACGGCTACGGCTATCCGACCAATATGCTCCAAGGCGGAGTCGCTGCAGGGGTGTGGGCCTTGTTCAACGCAAGGGCAACCGCTGACGGGGCTACCGCTGCCGAGGCTGCCGTGAATGGATGCCTCTTCAATCGCTTTGCAGTTATTTACAACTTCTAACAATGCCGACACCATCGCTAATCCTCGTCCCTGCACGCTTTAAGACGGGCAAACTCTACACACCCTTGGCAACCACTTCGGGCGGTGTGGTATTGGGTGCATCGGGGGACTTCAATGTTACCCGAAACACGACTGCGACCCGATTCAATTCGGCTGGACGCATTGAGTCGGTGGCTTCGGGTGTGCCTCGCTTGGATTACTACACCAGCGGGGGGACCGCTGGCTGCCCTGCGTTGCTCGTGGAGCCGAGTGGGTCGAACCTTTGTCTGCAAAGTCAGGATTTTACAACAACTTGGTCGCCCACTAATGTAACGGTTTCCGCAAATGTTACAGGAACCACCGACCCTTTTGGCACAAATCTTGCCGAGCAGTTATTTGAAACCACGACAAGCGGTTTGCACTTTCTCGCTCAAACGATGTCTATTACCAGCGGAACGACTTACGCTGGAAGTATTTTCTTTAAGAAAGCAGCAGGGTCTCCCGATTGGATGCAGGTGGCTTTTTCTACAACAGGGCTTGCGGGGTTTGCAAACTTTAACCTTACGAGCGGAACGGTTGGGAATGTTGGTGCGGGCTGCACGGGAAGGATTGAAAATTACGGCAACGGTTGGTATCGATGCACGTTAATACAAACGGCAACGGCATCGGGAACAAGTGGAGGCCCAATACCTGCCTTTATTAACAACACCGATTCAGTAACTCGATTTGTTTCATACGCAGGCAGCACGGCAACAAGCATTTACATCTTTGGCGCACAACTTGAAACAGGCTCCATTGCAACCTCCTACATCCCCACCACCACAGGAACGGGTAGCCGAAGCGGTGATTTACTAACCGTAACAGGAGCAGTCAGCGGGTCCATCGGGCAGACGGCTGGAACATTCTACCTTGATATAACTTACTCGTTAAGATTAACCTCCACGGCGACTCGTTGGATTCAAGTTTTTGGGTCAAGCAATAACATCGGGTTAGCGGTTGCCAGCACAAACATCGTGCGAAGTATTGTGAATGGACAAAGCGATAATTTGTCCACGCCATCGACTGCAAATGGAGTTAAAATCGCTTGGGGCTATGATGGTTCTGGAGTGGTTTGTTTTGTGAACGGAACGCAATACACGCTCACAAATGGAGGCGCACAAATAATCACTCAACTCAATCAAATATCTCTTGATTTAAGCACGACGAATGCTATCGGGAACTGCCGCCTTCGTGCTATGGCCCTCTACACCACCCGCCTCACGAACGCAGAACTCGCAACGCTGACCACTCTCTAAGATGGCCACCTTCCGCAAGTTCGCATTCCCCGACGGGGCTACCGCTGACAAGTTGCTGAAAGACCTGCAACCGCTGGACTTCGCCGTGCAGGTGGGAGAGATAGACAAATTGGTATGCGTGGACATCCTGTTCAACGACACCTGCCCCGAAGACCTCGCCGCATTTGTGGTGTGGCCCACGCCGTGCGGGGTGCATTCGTTCAGCGGGTGGGATGAACAATACACGAAGGATTATCAAGAATTTGCAACACCTTCCAAATAAAAACATTTCCCTATATGCGCCTATTTCGCCGCCGCCAAGACAACCCCGACCAACCCAAATTACCACTTATGAAATCAGCCGTCATCGCTCTGCTCCGTCACTTGCTTACCTTCATCGGTGGCACACTCGTCGCCAAAGGCATCATCGATGCAGCCACTCTCACCGAAATCATCGGTTCCGTATTAACCTTGCTTTCAGTAGGTTGGATGGCTTTGGATAAGACAAAGGGCGAGCCGAACAAGTAATGAACCTAATCGAGACCACTATCATCGGCACGGTCAGCGCAATCGTTGGCGGTGCAGTCGCTTGGCTCACACGGGGACGCTTCCAAGCGGATTCCCTCCAAGTCAAGCAAGCCCAAGCGGTGCTGGCTATGTGGCAGGAAACCGCTGAGGCTCAAAAGAAAGAGTTGACCGAATTACGCAACGAGATTGTAAGTTTGCGAGAGCGGATAGAGTTGCTGGAGAACACAATCCAGCAACTTGAAGCCGAAAACGCAACACTTAAATCCCAGCGATGATTCTGCCACTAACCAAACACCACCGCAACATCCACGACATCACCTGCCAAAGCGGGCAGGAGTTTTTACTTATTTCCGACCTGCACTGGGACAACCCCCATTGCGATAGGGGGCTGCTGACCAACCACCTAAAGGAAGCCCAACGGCGCAACGCAGGAGTCATCGTAAACGGTGACTTTTTTTGTTTGATGCAAGGCAAGGGCGACCCACGCAGAAGCAAGGAAGACATCCGTGAAGAACACAACAACGCCCGCTATTTGGATTCCATCGTCAACACGGCGGTGGAATGGTTCAGCCCCTACGCCAAGAACCTGCTGCTGGTTGGCTACGGGAACCACGAAACATCCATCATCCACCACCAAGAAACCGACATCCTGCAACGCTTCGCAAGCACGCTGAACTACGCCACGGGGTCAGCAGTTGAGGTCGGTGGCTACGGCGGGACCATTGACATCCGAGTGCTGCACGATGCAATCCGTGGAGTCAACTTCGTCGTGCATTATTTTCATGGGAGCGCAGGCGGTGGGGTGGTCACACGCGGCGTAATTGCCGACCAACGCCTACTCGCATCCACCGAAGGCTACGACCTGACTTGGATGGGCCATGTCCACGAGCTATACTATCACCAAAACATGATTCACCGCTATGACCGTTCTACCAAAACGCTCCTTCAAAAACCTATTCACCAACTGCGTACTGCGACTTACAAGGAAGAATGGGATGGGGGCTACATGGGCTTTCACACTGAACGAGGCAGAGGCCCGAAGCCTTTGGGCGGATATTGGATGAAGTTGGAAACGAGCCGCAATGCCAGCAAGGACAACAAAGGCCCAGAGTTGCAACTGCACGCCACCTTCACGCCTGCGGATAGGTTGTATTAGCCCTCCTGCGTATCGGAGGCGGTCAAGTAAAGGTAACCGTACTCTTTCTCGGCATTGAACTGCGGGCAAGCCTTGGTCACCCCTGGGAAGTCCCTGTGTCCACAAATGCGGGCCTTTGGGTACTTCTGCAACCACGATAGCAGCACCCCTGCGATGGCTTGGCGTTGCTGAATGGTGCGGTCATCGGAATCTTTGCCCCCGATGTAGGACACATGCAGGCTCGTTGCGTTGTGTCCTGCAACCCCGTTGGTGACTTTGTCGTCGGTCGCCAAGGTCATGATGTTCCCGTTGGATTCTATAATCTTATGGTACCCGACCGCCTTCCAACCAAGCCCCTCCTTCCAATGTTTGCGGATGGATGCTATGGTGGTGTTCTTCGGGGTTGCCGTGCAATGGACGACGAGGTGGGTTATTTGGCGCATGGTTATTCTTCGGGGTTTAAAAGCGGATAGTAGCAGACGGTATGGTCTTCGTCCTTGGGCAACTGGGAGGCGGACACTTCGTGGACCCCTGCCCATTGAGCCTTGGCGGGGTCGTAGCCCAGCAACTCGCAAGCCCTGCGATACTCGCACAGGAGGGCGTGGTTCTGCTCCAGGTCTTGGGGTGATACCGCTATCATCATCCGCTCCAAGGCATTCGTGAGGGCTTTGGCGGGTCGGGTAGAGTGGTAGGTCATACCGCAAATTTATACCCGATAGCGCAGAAATATGCCCAAAACAGAGAGTTTTGAAAATCTTATACCGCATCGGGTGTAAATGTCCCAAAAGAAAATCATAAAAAAATGACTACAATGGTCGCAAAAGGGAAAACCGCCGTATCTTTGACCTACAAACCAACCACAAAACCAAATAACCATGAAAGCATCCGAATTGAAAATCAACGACACTATCAGGAGAGAT